CCGCCCTTCTTCACACCCCATACCATGTACCCTTAAACATAGTATTTAACTAAACATATTAACTATTCGTTCCTACAACTATTGTAGCAGTAGCACTACTCATTCCAGCAAAAGGATTAGCAGCAGTTGCACCAGCTATAAAGTTTGCTGGTAATTTTTCTTGTCCGCTTAATGTTAAAGTAGTTCCACTCATATCACCAAAAGCTGCACCAGTAGTAATTGAACCACCTGAAACAGTTAAACCATGTTCTTTTCCAGCCAAGAACGCATTGTTGTTGTTATCAACGATGACACAATGCGGACGGCCATAAGAAATTAATTTAAAAGAAACCATATCTTCTTTACTGAGTTTTGGTAAGCTTAAAGAAAGTGTTTGTTCGAAAAAAGTAGTTCCAGCTTCTTGTGAAGAATTAACCGCTTGTTCAAGACTGTTTGCTCCTTTAAGATCAAATTTAAATGCTGAAAAAGTCCCAGCCATGTCAGTAATTTCATCTGCTGATTCTGTAATAGCTCCTAGACCGCCAAAATTCACAAAGAAAACAGCTTGCACACCCCCGACAATATCTTTACAGTTAATCAGCCTTCCAGCTGTAATATCACATGCCATAATTTTAAAGTTTAAAAAGAGGGCTATTTCAAGCCCTCGTTATTTATTAATTTTTATGTGTAATAAGTTACTTCTCCTAAGAAACCAACTTGAATACCAGCTTTAAATCTGGCTACAAATCTTACATTTTGATCACCTAAAGTATCTGAAGTATCAATTAATTTGATTTCTGATAAATCACCTTCGACACCACAACCAAAGAATAGATTTGATTTCTGAGCACCTACCATGTCATTATTAGGTAAACCTGGAGCTCTAAATATTTTGATTCCATCAAAAACTAAACCTTCTCCTAAATCTTGATTGTTGCCTTTACTATCATAACCCGCTGCACCTAGACCGTTTGCACCAAAACCGCCAAGTGATCTTTTGTACATTTGGTATATGTGATTCGAAACATAAATATGTAAATCTTCCTTATCTAAAAGTGAAGGACTGTTAGCACTGATATTATTAACTACTTTTCCGATCTCATCTACACAATTTGAAGCAGAAACAGTTGTTCCTGTTACAACAGCACCACCAGCTAGTGAGGAAGCACCAGCAGCAAACTTAGTTGTAAAGCCATCAAAAGCATTTGCTCCCGCAGCACCTTGCCAAATCATTGATTCTATGTTAGCAGATATTTTAGCTATATATTGCTGTGAAATAAAATCAGCATAACTCTTCGGTAAAATTTGATTAGGTACTGAATATCCCATTTGAGCAGAAATCCAGTCTTGTGAAAAAGTCTTTTTACACTCTGTTTTATTTACTTGAAATTCTTTAACTTCTAGTACAGCTTCATCAATTGTAACTGTTCCAGCATCTGAGTAGTCGCAAGCCGCTCCTACCATTAAATCGTTTCCTAAAGCAATTCTTTTTATTACTTCTTTAAAAGCTACGTTTGGATATACTGTTAACCCTCCATTAGCTAGTGTTTTCCCGCTTAAAAGTGCCTGTGCAATCATCTTGTCCTTGTACTCTCCAGCATATGTTGTTGTTAAACTTGTTGCCATTTTATTTTATTTTTATTTATTATGAATTAAGATTTTTATAAATTCTGTTTTGAATAGTGTCAGGATAGTTCTTGTTTACAAACCATGATTTACTTTCAATTTCAGATTCTGGATTGTGTTTAATAGGTTCAGCGACTTCAGCAGATAATTCTACTTCTTCTTTTTCTTCGCTCATCTCTTCTTTGTCTCCGAGTTTTTCAATCATTGATTTAATCTCTTCTACTGCTAAAGCAAACTCTTCTCTAGAAACATATTTATCTTCTTCTTCTAATTCAGTTTCTTTAACTTCTTTTGTAACTGTTTCTTCAGAAGCTTCTACTTCTTCTTCAATAGCTTCACCGATGCTATCAATTAAACCCTCTTCTTTTACCATTAGTTTTCTGCCATCTTCTAAAGCGTATTCACCAACAGGAAGCGCAATTTCTTCTTCTTCTGATTTAATAAAAATTGATTGACCTTTTTCAAATGATTCAGCAACTAGAATAGTGCCGTTATCTAATTTCATTTCTTCAAGTTGTATAGTTTCTTTTACAACTTCTTCAGCTAGTTCAACACCAACTATCCCCTTAATTTTACTTAGTATTTCT